CCACTTGGCTACCTTTGAAGCCCGGCTGGACCAACAACTAGGATTCGCGGTAGCCAAGGTCACTAAACCACCCCCAATTCGCGCCGACACGGGGTCGCCAGCGCGTCCGAGTGTGCCGACCGCTACCAACACACCACCCACGTCCTAAAGGTATGCCAAAACCCAAGCCAGCGAAGACCCCGGTTGTGCGGCGGGGACAGGTCAAACCCTACGTCAAGGCTACCAACGCAGTCATCGAACAGCGCGTCGAGGAAGTCGCGTTCCTGTTGGCGCGCGGGGCGTCCAAGACGCAGATGCACGAAACCATTGGGGTCAAACACAACCTGCATTGGAGGACGGTCGATGTGTATATTGTTCGGGCGCGCAAGCTTTTGCGTGATCGCAGCAACCGCAGCCGGGAGGACGTGCGCGGCGACGCCGTGGCGTTCTACCAGTCCGTTCTGTTGAGCGCCAAGACCACCACCGTCGAGAAGATCAAGGCACAAACGCGGTTGGATGAAATCTTCGGCATTGACGCTCCACAGCGCACCGAGTTAAGCGGACCCGAGGGCCAGCCGATGAAGCTGGAAACCGAGTCCACCGGGTTGAACATGGACCACATCGACGCCATGCTGCGGCGGCACTACACCGGCAATGGTGCTGCCAAGGTGAAGAACGGCAACGGTCAAGGTCATGGCGCTCCTACTCGCAAAGGTTGAAGCCGCTGCCGAACTGGCTCGGCGCGACCTGTTGTTCTACGCCGAGGTATTCGACCCCTACTACGTCGGCGGTCGCATGCACCGGCTGCTGGCCAACGAGCTACAAGCCGTCGAGGCCGGGACCACCAAGCGGTTGATTGTCACCACGCCGCCCCGCCATGGTAAATCCCGTCTGGTGTCCGTGGAGTTCCCGACGTGGATGCTGGCCCGCAACCCGCGCAAGCAAATCATTTCCACTGCCTATGGGTCCACGCTACCAGCCCGGCACAGTAAGCAAGCCCGTGGCCGGATGTTCAGTGAGCAGTATCAACGCTTCTTTCCCAAGACACGGTTGCAGGACATGGCAGCCTTGGAGTGGACCACCACCGAGGGCGGGATGTATAAGGCGGCGGGCATCCTTGGTGGCATCACCGGGTCGGGTGGTGACTTAATCATCATCGACGACCCGTTCAAGGATTACGCCGACGCGCACTCTCCCACCATGCGGGCCAACGTGTGGGAATGGTTCTGGTCCACGGCCTACACCCGTCTGTCCACAGGTGGTGCCATCGTCATCATCATGACCCGGTGGCACGTCGATGACCTTGTTGGTCGGCTGCTGGACCCAGTGCGGCAACAGGAGATCAAAGACGCAGGCATACATGAGGACGAAAGCTGGCGCGTGATCAACTTACCGGCACTCGCAGACCCGGCCATTGTCCACCCGGACCACCTTGGCCGTCAGGAGGGTGAACCGCTGTCCCCGGAGCGCATCCCGTTGCAGGCACTTCGGGCCAAGCGACAGGTGATGGGAGGTTACCTGTGGGGCGCAATGTTTCAGGGACGCCCGGTGCGCAAGGGTGGCAACTACTGCAACCCGGACAACTTCCATGTCATCAACGCCGACCAAGTCCCCGAGGGGCTGCTGTGGATGCGTTATTGGGACTTGGCCACCACGGAGAAGCAAATGGCCAGCTTCACCGCAGGCGTCGCCGGGGCATTGGGTCCACCACCGGGTCAGCCCGAGGCCGAGTGGGACTGCCTGTATCTCAAGGACATGATTACCGGGCAATGGGAGTGGCCACGGGCGCGGACGCGCATTGTATCCACTGCGGAGATCGAAGGCATCCTTGTCGGTGTCGAGGCCGTGGCCGGGTTCAAGACGGCGTATCAAAACCTACGTGAAGAACTGCCGCCCGACGTGGCCAGCCAAGACTTTGGTGCCCACAAGGACAAGCTCACCCGAGCGCTGCCATGGTTCGCACTCAGTGAGAAGCCACACCAGAAGGTCTACTTGGTCAATGGCGATTGGGTGGTGGGTTTCAAGGCACAGGTGGAAGCGTTCCCGGCTGCCGACTTCGACGATCAGGTCGATGCTGTCTCAGGGGTTTACAACATGTTGAAGAACGGTAGAGTTGTGCTAGTAGCATGAAAGTCGTGAAAACCAAACTGTTCTTCATTCTCCTTGCCGCCGCACTGGTGGGTTGTATGTCACAGGGCTACCGCCACTGCGTCGGCTACATGGGTGCGACATACTGCATCGACAAACCACACGGCCACGACGCCACGGGTGCCGTGGTCACCAACGCGCCAAGTCACTAAATGGCCTTGGAGGAACTAACGATCAAGGTTCACGTCGATTGGCGTCTCACCGACCCCGATGACGACGTGCAGTGCCTTGGCTGCGGCGACACGGTGTTTACTCCATTCCGCCAGTTGTGGGTCCGCATCTGTGACGAACCCGCGCACAAGGTGGAGCGGCACCGCATCTGTCAATCCTGCTACGACGAAATACGACGACAATGAAACCACAGTTCACACCCGACCCCGGCGAGATTGAAAAAGTGCTTGCGACCATCGCCATCGCATCCACAGGTAACCGTGAGCAGGACGAAGCCCACCTGCTGGCTGCCGCCGTCCGTGAAGTCCGGTTGCGGCACGGCTACTGTCCCAACGGTTGCCAAGTCCCGTTGCGCCCGGACCCGGTCTATCCCCGCACATTGGTGGAGTGCCCGGAATGTCAGTTTACCATGGACAAGCGGTTCATAACGTGATCGACACCCTCAAAGCGGTGGCAGCCCAATGGCTGCGCTACGAGCGGCAGTGCATGATTGTCGCCTTGGAGCGCGGACCCTCCCGGTGGTGGGGACGCCCCGACGTGTTGGGGGTTACGCTGGGTCGCCGTCTCATCGAAATTGAGATCAAGCAAACCGTGGCCGACTTCAAGGCCAACGCGCGGAAAGAGTGCATGGCCATGCGCGCCCAAGGCGTGGCGCTGCCGCCGCAACAGTTCTACTTTCTGGTGCCGTTCGGTATTCTGGATAAGGTTCGCACCCTGTGCCCGACAACCGCAGGGATACTGTGTCCAGACCCGAACGGCATCAACTCCTACAGCGGTTTGCCTAATGTGTTGATCGCAAAGAAAGCCGCTGTGCTGCGCGAGTGTCGGCACCTGACTTGGTCGGAAGTCGGTGGGATGGTAAAAGACCAGAGCGGGACACTGGTGTCCGTGCTCGGTCGTCTGGCGAAACTTTCCCGCGAGGGACGCGCCGGTGTCCGGTCGGGTGAGGAACCGGTCGGCAACGGCGCGAAAACGAAAGGTAGCAACAATGGTCATCAAATGTTTCCTTCTGTCACCAACCAACCGCGTCCGACTGTCGGCACGCGTGTTCGAGTCATCGTCCGAAAACGTCGCCCCGTGCAGCGGTAAGCGCTGCTACCACAACGGTGAAGTCTTTCTAGGCGACTACGACAAGGAGTTGTTGCCACCGGATTGGGAGGCCAACGCAACCCGTCTTTACCCAACGCAGTGCGACGAATGCCCGTATATCTTCGAAGCCGGTGCCCACCGCAGCGCGGACTTGACGCCGCTGTGGCAGCGTGAGGACACCGGGGAACTCATTTTGCTGAACGAAGCCCCGGTCGGTGCCATGTGGCTGGCCACGTGGTTCCCGCCAAGCTTCGGGTCGCCGGTCCACCAGAGCGAGCGACCCGGCCAACCCCATTTGATCGTCAAGACACCGGGCGGCGATTGGGACGTAGACGCCAAGTCGGCCAACGGGTCCGGGTGGTCGTGGTCCGGGACGCCACCCAATGTGACCGCGAGTCCGTCGATACTGATTCAAAGCTCGTTGCCGGAATACCACGGGTGGCTGCGCAACGGTGAGCTGGTCCCGGCATGACGGGCATAGGTTTGACTCGACACCGCTAAACGTTTCTGCCACACCACTGCTATGTTGACTTGGCTCAAAACTCTCCCGATGCGAATGGCGCTAGGTGCGGCCCGCGCCGGGTTTAAGCTCACTCGCATCGAAGACCTGTTCGGGGGACTGCTCGGGCGCGGGTTGGAAATCTCCAAGTTCGGCAACTACCAGAATTATCTCGATGTCGGTGCGAAGAAGTGTTGGGCATGCTTCAAATCCTGTGACCTGATTGGCAAGGTGGTCATGGACACCCCGTTCAAGTTCGTGCGGCAGCGTGGTGACGGCACCGCAGTGGAGAACACGGAAGTCGGGAAACTGCTGGCCAACCCCAACCCGTTTGAAACCATTGCGGAGATGGTTTACAAGTATGTGTTCCACATGAAACTCACCGGCAACAGCTATTGGGCCAAGGACACCGCCAATTTGAACGGCGACCGTCCGTCCAGTCTGTGGGCGTTGAACCCGAAGCGCGTCAAGATTTCGCTGGACCCACGGGTGGGCATCGTTGGGTATCTCTACTGCGTGAACGGCACGGAGATACCGTATGAGGTAAACGAGATCATCCACTTTAGGAACCCGCACCCGGACAACGATTACTATGGAATCGGCGACGTGGAAGCCGGTGCCGACCTGTTCCATGAGTTCATCAACCGGGAGACGTGGGCGCGACAGTTCTGGAAGAACGGGGCCTCACCGTCCGGGGTGCTGGTGTGCGAGGACAACATCACCGACAAAGCCAAGTTCGACGAAGCCAAAAAGAAGTGGATGAAGGAATACGGCGGCACGGAGAACAGCGGCAAGACTGCGTGGTTGACCGGCAAGTGGCGGTATGAACAGCTTGGGTTGACCATGGCGGAAATGCAGAACATCGAAGCCACCCGGTTCAATCTGGAGAACATTTTTCACATACACGGTGTCCCGCTGTCGGTGGCCGGGTTCAAAGAGGCAGCCAATTTCGCGACGGCGCGCGTGGACGACATGATCTTCCGGCGCTACACCGTCAAGCCGCTGGTCAAGATTCTGCGCGACACCTTGCAATCGGACTTGGTGGCCGGGTTCGACCCACGGCTGGAACTGATGTTCGAGATTGCCGGGCTGATGGACATGGACGCCGTCGTGGCCTATCTGGTGCCGCTGTTTGACCGTGGCGTGTTGTCCGTGAATGAACTGCGTCAGGCAGCCGGGCTGCAACCCGTCGCCGACCCGATGTTCGACCAGCACTTCATCACGGCGGGTCTGGTGCCCTTCGAACTGGCCGGGGTTACCGGGCAGGAAGACACCGAGGAAGCCGCAAGGTCCATCATCAACCGGTTCACCTTGGAGTCCCTGAAAGACGGACGCCGCCGACTCAATGGTTCGGCTTAACAACACCCGGCTGTTCGCCGCCGTCGCGGCTAAAGCCTTGTTTATCCCACCAGAGGGGTGGCGTGCCCACCACTTCCGGGTTCACGGGGTAGCCATGATACGCACACTGCACCGGGTGTCCCGCATCGCTCGGGCGCAAGCCACCAGTGGCATCGTGCGCAGTGTTACCTCTGCGTTCCGAGAACAGATCGACACCGTGCTGGAACGGTTTGCCGCGCGCACACGTGTGAATGTCGTCGTGGTCCCGCGCGGGTCGTCGATGTTCAAGGCCGACATTTTTTTGCCGCAGCACGAAGACATGATTCTGGACATACTGAATCAAGTGCTGGCCGAGACCGGTGACGACGTGACGGCCAAGATCGTGCCCGGTGTCCAGTCCACACTTGCACAGGGCTACTCCAAAACGTCGATTCTGTTGGGCCAGACACCGGACCCGCGCGCCAACATCGGGCTACAGCGCCGGGCGCAAGGGCTGGCTTCTCGCATCACCAACATCAGCCAGACCACCCGGACCCGGTTTCAAACCATTTTGAAAACCGCCGTAAAGGAAGGTTGGAGCGTGCCTGAGACCGCTACAGCCATCCAAGAACGGCTGCCACGGATACAGGCCGCGCGGGCACTCACGATTGCGCGCACCGAGTTGAACAACGCGTGGACCCAAGGCGCGGTGCAAAGCTACCGGGAGTCAAAGACGCTGACACAGGTCTCGGTCATCGGCTGCGAAAGTCGCGAGCAAGACCGATGGGACGAACCCAGTTACCAGCAGTATCTCTACCGGGGCGAGTCCACGTGCAACATCCAAGGCGTGCCCGTTGCGGACATGGACAAGTTGGAGTTCCACATCAACCACACCGGCACCATGGTCCCCAGTGGGTTCGTCGAATGATTGTCACGCCAGAGGAAAGCCGCCGCCGCAGCGAAGTCATGCGTGCGCTCCACGCCAAGCGTAAAGCCGAGCGGGAGTTTATGGCCACCCACGTTGTCCCTGATGCCGTGCCCGCGCCTGACAGCGAGTGGGACAAGCCGCTACCAGAGGACATTGCGCGCGGCAACGCCCGGTGCCGAACCGCCTTGGACGAATACCGGAACTTGACAGCGGCGTCCGGGGTGTCACATATAGCCACAGAATGAAGAAACGCACGTTCTACTTCCAAGGCACAGCGCAACAGATGGGCAGCTTCGGGTGGCTGATCACAGGG